CGCTACGGAGATACTGAACAAACAATAAATCAAATTCACCGCCTGCTGCTGCAACAGTCTTTTTTACTCTAAAAAGTTCTTTTGAGTTACGGCTTCTTACAAAACGGTTATCGTGCTCGCTTACATCGATAGCGACACCGCCATAGGTTGATTTTAATCTGAACACACCTACTTGGTTAAGTACTTCAGTAGTACCAGTTATTTCCGATCCGTCTTTGAAAACGTGATTACCAAATCTATGAATTTGATTTTGAAGAATAGATTGTTGCTGAGTTAACTCTCTAGCTTGTACTGCGAATCCTGGACGATAAAGAATTCGATGAAAGTTTTTATATTCATCGTAATCATCGTAGTATGGATCTACGTTAAAATTTGTCGAAAGATTATTGTTAGCAGTTGGCATATCCGTTTCTCTTTATCAAAACTTAACTGTGATAGTAAAGTTTTCTGTTTGATCTACATCTCTCTGAAGTGGTGGTTGAGTTACAGTGTACAACATTTGGCCACTATACGGTACTAGATCTGGCTGAGTAATAGTGCCTACCAAAGCTGTAACTGCGGTACTGTTAGCTGTAAGTGTTTCACCATTTATAAAGTTTCGTTCTGGGTACGTTAAATGTAAAACACCAGACGTTCCTGATAAGTTAGTATTTGCAAAATAAACTATTCGTCCGCCAGCGCCAGAAGTACCTCCCCTTACAAACTCATCTTGAGCAAACGTACCAGATACAGAAGAAAGTGTTAATCTCAAGGTCTGATCATATCTTAAATTGTTTGCTACTCCTCCAGTACTCAACTGTACAGGATCTTTAATAAGACCGTAAACCCTAAAATCATTATTGGCCGCAAAGAAACCACCTTCGGGACCATCTACTTCAATGTTAAGTGTAGCGTTTCTAGCATACAACTCAGTTACCGGGTCTGAGCCATGACCACCCACACCCGGCAAATAGGCTACAGCTGTTGCTCCAGATCCAAAAGAAGGATTTGCAGATATAGTAACTTTAGCCCGAGAATAATTTTTGCCATCGTTAATAGAAGTAACCTTTGTTACTACTCCTGAGTTAACATTAGCGTACGCTGAGGCCAGTGTACCATCACCGGATATATTTATCCTAGGCCCAATGTGATATGTGCTAGATGTATTAGGTGTAACAACAAAACCTGTATTTACAGTCAGTAGTTTGGTTGATGCATTGTAACCTGTAATAACTCGTATTTGACCTGCACCTAACCCACTGGAAATAAAAATTGTCGAACCGTTATATACGTTGTCAGTACCACTAGCAGTGTTTGCTATAGTCAATTGAGTAGTACTAGTAATACCACTTATGGGCCCTTTGTTTTCTAGATAACCTGAACCACCCGAAGTCAACTCATAAATTGGAACCGATCCATTAGCAGCTGCTGTCTGTACTGCCCACTGCGCACTACCATCATCAGACAATAAAGTTTTTACTGGTATGTGGTTAACACCTCCAAACCGGTCCATATCTGCCTGACTAACGTCATACATAAACTTCCATTTATAACCATCACTAGTTGTTATAACTGAAGTTGATCTACCAGTAGGCAATACGGTACTAACTGCATCATTGTTGTTGAACAGGCATTTATAAACTTCGTTGTTACTTGTTATTACATAAAACTGACTATCAGGCAAATTGGAATTTGTGTCGCTGTACTCGGTATAAACTGTGTTAGTGCTCCAAAGGTATTTGGATACAGATAGTGTAACGTTGTTGTTGGATACTTTTTTAAGAGCAGTCATTCCTGTCCACACTGCTCTTTCAGCAGCTACAGTATCACCAATGGCTGGCGCAACCGACTCATTGCCCCATGGATTTACTCTAGAATAGAACAAGTACATTTGTGATGGATCTGATTCGTCAAATCCTTCTTTAAACTGTTGGGCAGTATGTACGTTAAATTTTTTACTGACAGTAGCAGCCATTTTTAAATGTTACCATTGTATGTGTATCTGAATATACCGTTGGCCATTGAGCCACCAGTAAATGCCGTGTTAAGTGAGAATACAGTATTACTGAATACAGTATTTACTATATAGCTCGTGTTGCCAGACGTACCTGGTGTTACATCTGTAATTTCAACCTCTGTACCACCAGTAAGTATTGTAGTAAAGTCTTCAGTACCATCACCAACTACAATAAACGGTGTGCCAATAATTACTGGATCATCTAAGAACTCAGTAATTGGTTTGCCTAGGAAGTGGCTAATGACGTTGGTATTTGATACGTAGACAAATCCATTAGCGTTTAGATAGACATCAGTTCGATCACCAGCTTCTAGTATGCCAACTGCAGTAGTTGAAGCAATAGCATCAACGAACATATTGCGATTCAACTTAGTAGTTCCAAACACCGTATTTGGTCCAATACTTGGAACTCCATCTCTACCACCAATCAAATCTGTAGACACAAGCTGCTCTACTGAGAGACCAGTTAAATCTACTTCGGTATCAAAATTAACTTGACCAAACAACTTAGTACCGGCCGGATGGAGAACGTCTCGAACTACATCTTTATAAGTTCTTAAAGCTAATTTAGAGTTAAGAACGTAACTAAATTCTTGGTAGTAATAATTGTCCTGTAATCTTTGATCCCAACTAAGAAAACCTTTGGTACCTTTATAACTACCATCTTCAGCAATTACACCAGATACAACTGGATCTCCTGTTGCTGGAGTTGTTGCTGGAGCACCATTAGCATGTAGTCTGGAGGTGTTGGTTATGGTTACTAAATCGATTGCATTATAAAGCCTACCACCCCGTGTTACATCTACGTCCTGAATGGATCCAGGAATATAGGAAGCCTGTAGTACAGCATTGCGTCCTTTGAATCCTCCTGAACCATCAGATAGGTCTAAGGCAGATATTGCTGCGTCTACTGCAGATATAGAAGGTACAGAGCTATTAGCATAGTTTCCTGGAGTGACTGATATTGAACTAATTGATCCAACATTAACACTTATAATACCTAAAGCAACATTAAGTGCAGTGGATGAGTTAGATGATGCAAGGTTAGAACTTATGACTCCTGAATTAGAACTATATGAAGGACCAAATCCAATAGGTGTATCTTTTAACCCTTGGATGCTATCAATATAGGCAAAGATACTCTCTTCGTTGTTTATAGCAGTTACGCTTATCGAACCTGTCAACCCTAGTTTTGGTTCTCCGCCAGATATTGTTACTACCGTATCGTTTACTCTATAACCGCTACCACCGTCTACCAAAGAAAAGGTAATAACTTCATCGGTAGTTGTTCTAATAAAACCGGTTGCACCAATACCAGTAGCGCTGCTAAAAGTTACGGTGTCACCTGGCTGGTGACCAGTACCACCAACAGATCCGGCTGATCCAAATAAAACATCACTCAGCGGTCCGATAGTATTAACAACAAAACCACTAAGATTGTCTGGAGTAGATACTTTTTCTAAGTCAACAAAGGTACCAACTACTTCGATCAACCGTAACTGCTTTACTTCCACACCACCTTCAAATACAGTAAGTACTTTTAATACCTTACCCTTCGCACCTGATGTTTCTCCAGTTACAATTTTACCTATAGCTAGCTCGAGATTACCTGCAAACGGAGCTCCAAGTCTAATAATAGTATCTTGTGTCCACCTACCATCGGATGCTCTAAGAATGTTTTCACTAGGCTTATAAATCGATACGTTTTGATCATACAGTATTCTAAATAAAAGGTTGTATGAAGCTGGCGAACCTTTAGACCTATACAGGTCCTTTATCCTTTTAGCTACTAGTCTCTTGTCCGCTAATATCTCATCTGGAAAGTCACAGAGAACTTCTCTTTGAAAGTATCTATAGAATTTGGATAAGTTGGTGGTATCAATATCTTGGTTAACAATCAGGTTCTTATTTTGCTCCAATACCTGACCATTTGTTTCCATCCATTCGTAGTACGCTCTTAGGAACGCAACGAGATTAGGACCCTCCTCAGTAAGATACTGAGGAAGCTGCGATTGAACTAATGTCGATATTTTTTTATCGGTAGCCATTTAGTACGTCGACGAGCTTGCCACTACACCAGTTTCTGTTGCAACTGTTGATTGATTAGTAGATGCAAGCGATCTCGAAACAATTTCGCTAACACCAGAAGAGTTGTTTACAATTTCCACAACAGAATCAGCCAATTGACAGATTTGTTGGCGAGATGCTATAATAAACTGTTCCGCTGGTACAGCGTTTATCTTTATTGCATCCCCTGCAAACGCCGTGATGTTAATAGCATTTAGTTTTACTATACCAAGAGTGTAGTTTACAGTACCAGCATTGTTAACAATATACACTCTACTGCCACTAGCAATTCTATAGATTCTTAATTTGCCTTTACCATCATCATCTAAGTAGCATGTAAATCCATCGTAAGTAAATGAGCTACTACTTACTGCATACTGGTGTCCTGAGTGAGGATTGTAGATTTTGTTGTTAAACGATACTTGATATGTTTGAGTAAGTGCAGTGTTAGGTATAAACCTTCGCTGCATCTTAATAGTTGCAGCTACGCTAACAACGCTATCATCAATACTGTCAACCTTCTTAATAAACTCTGATAGATAGAAGTCCTGACTATACACACCAAGGTCATCTACGTTAAAATTATTCATAACGCTATTCACTTGATTGAGGAAGGTAGTAGCATTTTTACTAGTACTGGATGGATTGTATCTTACCTCAATCTCTGGAACAACATAAAGATATTGGGCATCAACAAACACAGGCTCGATAGTTACAGTATTTCTTTCTTCAAGTAACTCTATCAGTTCTTCTTTGCGACTATCCGTCAATACTTCACTACCAACAGGCTTAGCACTTATATACACCTTACCATATACAGGAGGATTGTTCTTTTCACCACCCCACACACTAATAGTCTGTAGATCAGGTGCATTGTTTAAAAGAATGTTTTTGTAGTCGTTTGCGGTTACCGCTCTGTTCTGCGCCGAGAAATTTTTGGGGGCGTTGAATTTGATACTATTGAGACTCTGAGGATTAACACCGCCGCTTGCCCTATTTGTCACCGAGATTGTATATGTGCTGTTGCCTGCAAGGGTTGCTGGTCCTGTAAACGTCTTTGTACCGTTTGTAATGGGGCCGTTGCATACGTTGTAGTTAAGTCTAACAATATTTCCATCTTGCGGTTTCTTACCGAGGATGCCATCACCGAATTGTACTTCGAATGCGCCGTCATTATTCTCTTGAACGAAGTATACGGCAGAGTCTCCGTTAATACCTAATATGTCATCAGCTAAATTGTAAACCCGTACAGCCGTGTTAGAAACGCTCTGCTGCACGGTGACTTTAAGACTAGTAGTATCTGCATTTTCGTTATTGAGTAAGTAGCGAACAGGATTAACAGAACTTACTACATAAGACTCCTGTACAGGATCGCCTTCTCTAATAACCATACTAGCGGTGTAGTTACTATCGTTAGTAAACGTAGTAGCACCTATACTTGTGAACTTATACTGCACTCCATCAATAGTACTAGTGAATTCAGTGTTAGCTGGCACTATAGTGGTGAGAGGGCTGCCTGCTGGATTTACCTTAACAGACAATGTAGCCTTAGACCCTCGTGCACTAGTAGGTGTGAAACCAAGCTGCTTTGCCCTACTTACAATATTGTTGCGAATCAGTGCACTATCTAAGAACATCTCATTTGCAATCATGTTGGTATAGATTGAATTGTAGTAAGTGTTATATGCAAGAAGACTAAGAATAGTTTGCATACCGCTACTGTCAAAGTCATAGTCCTGAAAATCAGACTGACTAGAGAGATACGCCTGCAAGTTTGATTTTATACTATCAAAGTTTATGTCTGTGACTATAAGTGCGTTATTAGCGGCCATTACCTTACTCTTTCTATCTCTATAGCTAGGTCTACTGGGAATCGTTGGTTAATTGGCATGAACTTAATCTCAATACGGATACTATTGCTATCTGGCTGTACATCAACTATAGTATCAAGGATCTTAGCGCGCTTCTCATACTTACGAACGCTATTCTCAATCTGAGCCTTCATTAACTGATTCAGCATTGGATCATTAGCATTCTCAAATAACATCGCAAGTATATTACCACCAAAGTCTGGTTGGTAAGGACGCTCGCCAAAGTTAGTTAGAATGTTAGCTCTAATAGCTCTTTTAATAGCTTCTTCGTTTTTCAGTACAGGCAACTTGCCTGTAATAGGATGCGGTGTAAACGTATAGTTAACATCGCTAAAAACTATTTCACGCAATAAAGGATCTGAGGAGCCGTTGCCTGCCATTACGCCCAACTATTATTTTTGTTTACTTCTATTTATCGCTGTTCTTAGCAGCTTGTATCTCAACACGTAAAAGTTTACATAACTTAGCAATTTCACTTAAAGCCTTACGCGCTCTAGTACCCGCTGCCTTATTACCCCCTTCAAACTTTTCATACTCTGTTGCAAGTGTAGCAACGTGGTTATCTAACATTTCTTTAGTACTCATTTTTAACTCCCGCTTGTAATAAACTCGTTAATTTTACCATCAAAAGAATTACGATCACTAGCCGCTATAGTATTAAGAAGGGTAGTGACACTAGTAGTATCAAAAGTACTAGTTATACTGTCCCCCGATAATTCAATAATCTTATCCTGCATTAATTGAATAGCAGCCCTTTGATTTTCATAGCTAGTACCTTTATTAGCTATAATAGCCTTAGCACGTGCAAGTGCTTCTGAAGGATCACTAGAGCCATGATATAATACTACCCCTGAATTAGAACCGCCCTGAGCTGTTTCTCTATTATCTGGCTCGTCCAAAAAGCTACCTGATGTACCCGACAGGAATAATTGCCATACCGTAAATCCAAGTGCTGTAGTTTGCTCGCTGCTTGCTACCTTAGCAGAAGCACCAGATGTAAGACCAGTAACAGTAGTATTCTTAAACCCTTCCACCGTACCTGAGAAAGGCGCTTTTAATAAAAGAATATCTTGACCTCCACATAACTTTAAATCAGACAGTATGCCTTCTACCGCTTCTATAAGTCTCTCTAAATCTGCTATAAGGTTATCATACTGCTCAAGACTAGCGACTACTATAATCAGATCCTGAGCAAGATCATATACCGTACTTTGTAATTGAATAGATGGCATAGTATTTACTCTTTCGCCTTAATAATAAAATGTAGGGCCAAATAAGGAGGCAGGGTTTTAATTTGAAACAGGTCTATCTCTGTACCAGACGACCCATCTGGCTCACCAGCAGCCTTTACTGTAGCACTAAATTTGTCTTCACCCGCACTATCAAGCCCAGTTATATCTCTCTTCTCTCTACCACCCTTACCACCAAGACCAGCTGCAGCTGCATCAGTAACAAGCTCGTCTGTAGGATCATGGTCTTCTTTAACAGCGCTATTAGATATCCCTATAGGAAACCTACCTCTCATATCCGGCACTTTAAAACTATCGCCAGATCCACCATACGTATATTGAATGGTATCAAACAGCTTCTTATATTCGCTCTTACTATAACTGGAACCATCACAAAGAAGGTAATTACAAGGCGGCACTTGTATACCAGCCCATGGCAATACAACACCGATCGGTAAATCAGGGCAGTTATTATCGCCACTTGCTTTACCCTTCATTTGTTCTGCAATACTTTCTGCACTCTCTACTGCATCACAAGCTGCTTCTAAAGCACCGGTTGCTAAAGGGCCAAGTGCACCACAATCACTACTAGTGTTTATATTCTTAATGATATTATCGGTAGGGTTGTCTGTGACTGTTAGGAGTGGGTTTAACTGTGGGCTTATAATAGTGTCATCAGATGTACCAAGCGCAATTAGATTCAACGCTTCAGTAACATCAGGATCAATACCTACCGTAGTCTGCAGCTGCCGTATAATAGGTAATGTGTCATCAGCACTATCTGCTATAGATCGATCAACTGCACCTATGTTGTTACTGACGGTCTGCGCTTCTACGGCTAGCTCTTGTAGGGGGTCCGTTGGATCATCTTGTATGTTCTGTGCTGCTAGCTGTATAAGCGTAGCCATTGTATCAGCAGATCTAGTTGCATCAGATATCTTCTTCTGATCACCAGGCGATAGGTTTTGGCCATCTACAACTAATGTGTCTAGGCTTGCATTAATACCATCGATTATATTTGCAAGGTTTAAAAGAGGCGTACGAAGGTTGTTAGGCAATCCAACAACTGATTGCTCGACTGTAGGTAAACATGGATCGTAATGTCGCGACATAATATTAACCCTGTACTATGGAAGTAACCACACCATCTTTGACAGTAACATTCTTCTTACATGGTGTTGAGAAACTACCCGATGGATGAGCACTACCACCCATAGACCCGACCACATAAAGGCCGCCCTCTATAATAGCGCCGCCACTAGCACGTACTGTGAAACCCGTGGTATTAATAAGCATGTTCTTACACTGGTGGTTACTATCGCCCCCTACTGTAATATTATGCTCCCCTGCAACATAGTTCAAGTCATCGACCATACTCATTTTAAGGTTGCGTTGCATTATCTTAGTAGTCATACGCCCTTGCTTATCAATGTTAACATACGTACCAGACTTGTGATAGATGTGTATCCTTTCTTCACCTGCTGTATCATCGACCTCTATAATATGGCCACTCTCAGTCTCCAACACTTTGTTATCAGGATACTTTGCTTTGAAATCCTTCCACTCCTTCTTACGACCATCGTCTGGAGTCATCTCATCACTATCAAGGATAGGTTCTTCCCAAGCAAAGCCCCTAGCAGTAACGATCCCTTTTACCTGACCATCCTTCTTAGTCTGAATGATCTTGTGCTCAAAGTCCTCAGGGTCACCATGCACTGCTACATTATCGTTACGAGCTAGTCTGTTTGTGTCTGGTTCATTAATGTCCCAACTATCAGTCGGGTGCTTACGTGGGTAGGTAGTGCTTGGATCATAGAACCCTTTATCTGGCCCTTTGGAATACTCAACTGGTATACCACCAAGCGATCCCATAACAAGAGGCTCTCTTGCAAGCTCACCATCTAAGAACATACCCATCACCCAAGTGCCTCTATGAATCCCTGTCAAAGGACCACCGATGCCACTATTAGGTGCATTGGATACTGGCTGCATCACATGCGCCCATGGTAAGTCGCTAGTTGCAACACCTGGCTCTGTACCACTGCCCGATGTCTGTTGTGTGTGCCATCCAAAGATGCGAACTCTCAACCGACCGAGTTTGATTGGGTCTTCATTGTCTTCAACAACACCCATCCACATCACAGGATTAAATCCAAAGAACTCTTGCTTAGCTTTCATTGCTTCACCTTAACCAAACGGATCGTTATTGAACGTCTTGCCTTGTGGCTGCTCAATGTACGATTCCTTACTACAAGAGTACACAGAGAAGTAGTTTTCTTCTGCTACTCTATACACGTGACGGATACCTGTTATGATAAAGTTTGGATCATCACCCCACATCAACAGATAGTCTGAAAACTCACTCTTCAATTGAGTCGGCTGAGGTACATGAACGAGCACATGATCACCTGCCACCATATCTGTAGTGCCTGGAGTAGTTATGTCGATTGTATGAGACGTTAAATTACGACGCTCGTGTATAGAGCGAGCTGCATACTTTTGTCTCTTTCTAGGAGCACTTAGAATATTATCTGGATCTGATCTCTGGTTCAAGTACGACACGGTCGGATAGTCTTCGCCATCCTCTTCAATCTGTGTAAAGAACATCCGTCTATGAGATGCACCAGGCTTTTCACCCTTCGCAACCTTACCATCACTAACAATCCACTTTGAACCACCACCTGTCTTAATGTGCTCGAGCTTACCAAAGTCCTTCTCATAATCAAACTGATACTTCTCTTTCTCTTCAATCGGATTCATTTTGAATCGTTTAAGGATAGGATCGATGATGTTAATCTCATTCTTACTCATCCCATCCATTATCTCATCCAACTGATCCATATTGTTATTGAATCTAAAGTGGATGACAGTCTTAGCAGGAACATCTGGTCGACCCATTGCTTCTCCAACATACAGTTCAGCATCAGTAGGATCACCAAGATAGAATTTGTACTTGTAACTTTGATCGAGCAGAGACGATATCGTTCTTATATTAAACTGATCTCTATTCTCCCAGAACAGATAAGTCGAACACTCTGGATGCTTAGTCGATTGAGTCTCACCACAAAGCTCACTAATGAACCTAGCAGGCTGCTGACCTGTACCAATCTTAGTAAGGATAGTGTCTGATGCTGACGCACCATCAATTGCTAGTGACTTATTCTCAGCAAGATACTTATTGAACACATCACTGATAGCACCAAGCGTCGACTGCTTAACATATGAGTCGTATACTTGAGTCAATGAATTGTTCATTCCTTCAGGTGAGATGCCATGGATGATGTATGAGTGAGTTCTTTCTTTAGCTAATTGACGATGAGCTACTTTGTACACATTAAAGATTTGTGTGTACTCAGTATCATTAGGAGTGGAGTAAGTGAATACAATAGTCTCATCGCCAGTGATAGGTAACTTATCAAACAGACCTAATGCATCAACACAAGCAATCTCAATCTTCATGAACGGACTAAACAGATCCTCAAACCAATTGATCTCTTGTACCATCTCATTAATCTGCATCGGCTGCTGACCAACGGGAGAGATGATCGTCAACTCATAGTCAATGCCATGAGGTTCATATAATCTAGACATCGTCTGCTAACCTAGCTGCTGCTCTTAGTCCTTTCGTCACTGCACCAACGTATCGCTTGTCGAGGATCTTAATCTCTCTTCTAGCATCGTTCAGTTCAACTTCGTAAGTATACTTATCAACCTCTCTCCGTAATGATGGAGAGGTTAGGTTGTACGTATCCTGATCAACTACAAACCTCTTCTCAGGAATGATCGTACCATCAAATAAAATTTGTTGTCGTCTATGAATTTTTTCATAGCGATGATGTGTAGCCAATGCACTCTCGAAGCTGCCATACTTTTTTCTGATGTATCTTTCGAACGATGGTTGGTCGAGAGGCCATTCCCAAACTGGATCAATGATGTTGTTTTGTAGAAAGATCAACCAATCTAGTGTAGCGTCTTCATAGTACTTATATGCGATTATGTCGGGTTTATCGCCATCTTGGATCGTATAATTGTAGCTGTCTCTTATACACATCTCCG